TCACCTCGTCACCGGCGATGTCCGGCAGGCGAACTACTCGAGCCTTCGGGCCGAGCTTGTCGAGTTCCGTCGCCGCATCGGCCAGCTGCAGCACGGGGGTGGCTCCGCTCGGCATCCTGCTGCGCTGACCTCTTCCTTGAGAGGACATCCCCATGGCGACCATGGACATCTTCGAAGGCGATGCCTTCTCGATCATCGAACTGACCCGCGCGATGGAGAACATCCCCTTCAAGCCCGCGATCCTGTCGGGGTCGACCCTCTTCGGATCCCGCGGCCTGCGCGCGCAGCGTCGTGATCGAAAGCGGGGACGGCTCGCTCTCGCTGATCCCCTTCTCCGAATGCGGCTCGGCCTTCTTCGCCGATCTCGTGGCCTACAGGCAGGTGCGCGAGACCTGGCTCAACACCGCCGCCGCCGCCGATCTGCGGGGCCGCGTGGGCGAGGAGGTCGGCTTCGGCGGCATCACCTTCCGCCGCGACCGCGGCGGCGCGGGCTTCGGGGTGCCGACGGACAAGGCGTATTTCTATCACGAGGGGGTCGAGGACCTGTTCGAGATCACCCTCGCCCCGGCCGACACCTTCGAGACGGTGAACACGCTGGGCCTGCCGCTCTATGCCCGCATGATCCCGGACCGCGACCGCGACGAATGGGTGCGCCTCGAGATCGAAAGCAACCCGCTGCCGATCTGCACCCGCCCGCAGGTGCTGCGGCAGGCCGGGCGGACGTGATGACAGCCGTCGCCGCCGCCCTCGAGGCGCTCTTCGCGGATGGCAATATCGCACGCGACGCGGTCACCATCGCCGATGGCGGCGCGCCCGTGCTGGTGCGCATCGTTGCCCGGCGTGCCGACGCGGTGACCGACTTCGGGGATGCCCGGCTCTGGTCCGAGACCACCCGGATCGACCTGCGCGTGGCCGAGGTGCCAGTCCCACGCCCCGGCGACCCGGCGCGCGGCGGGCAAGTCCCTGAGCGGCTTGCGCCCAGGCAGTGCCCTGACCACCCCCGGCGAATGGGAACGCCGCACGGGGCTGCCTCTGCGGTTCGTCTATCGCCGCCGGGACCCGAGCCTGCTGGTGGCAGACGGACGGTTGAAAACGAAGGGCCAGGCGGTGGTGTCGCGCTCGAAGACCGGGCGCGGGCTGACCACCGTGCCGATCTTCCTGCTCGTGCCGCAGGTCAGGCTGCGCAGCCGCCTCGATCTGGCGCGGGATGCCGAGCGGGCCATCGACGGCGTGCCGGGGCGGATCCTGGCGCGGTGGGTGCAGGCGTAAGCGCGGCCAAAGGCGGGAGCGGCATGCCAAGTTCTCGGTTCAAGAGGCGAAGGCTTTTCGCTACGCTGCACCGTGACGGCGCATTTGGAGCTCCGTACAGTTAGCGGGGAGTACACTTGCATGGAATATAACGGCTTCATTTCAACGCTGATCGATCGAAGCGAGCAATTGCTGCCCTTGGATCGACCTGACGACCTGAATGTCACAAGGCTTCTTCTGATTCTAAATACCGGCTTTGCACTCGTTCGCGACAGAATTCGTTATTGGGATGATGCGAATGACGGGCGGCTGCGAGGGCCAAATCCGTGGAGAAATGTTCAGAAGGCATGCAAGAGCGGCTTGGACAAACCGATTGCGATGAACGGGCAAGTGTTTTTCGATGGTTTCCGAACATCGCGGGACTGGGCCTATCTTCGCGTTTCAAGGGAGACAACCCGCGGACAGCTCTCCGCCCACAATGTCGTCCGGTGCCTTCGTGAGGCAGAAGAGATTCCTTCTGATAGGCTGAAGCTCGACGCGGTCATGTGGGCGATGCGAAACTCCTTCGCACATGGTGGCATCTTGCCAATGTCGCCCTCTCAAGCCGGGCAACGTATCAGGCCGTCTGCAAGTCAACGTCATGACACTCGTCATATCGACCGGGTCTATTTCGTCTCGAAGTGGACAGGAGACTCGATACAGGACGATCTCGGCTGGATCGTTATGGAATTTGGACTCGCCGCCCTGCGGACCTTCTGGGAGGACTGGAAGGCGCTCATACTAGTGCCGGGACGGCACGCGCTGGATCAACTTGACCGAGTAGCCTGACATGGTGCGCATTGCTTTCTACCCATGCTGTGCCAACGACATCCGGGAGCCAGCTTTGGCCCTCACCGGAGTTGTGGATGTTATCATCTATTGCGATATCAGCAGCTCACTGCGCGACGACCCTTTGCTGCCCAAGGGCAATGGGCCACAGCGCATATTCTGGCAGAAGGATGTCCGGGATGCTCTCGAGCAGGTTCCACGGATTGATGTGTTCTTCTACCGACGCGACGGCGCGTCAGAGGGTGGAAGTGGGATCTTCATGCTTGGGCGATACATGATGCCATTGATCCTCGCCAAAATGACAGTCGAGCCTGCTCTGTTCATAACAGACGGGTCGAACTCGCGAGGCGGTACCTTTCGGAAGATGCAAAGAAACTCAGGGCTGGTTGCCTTCGGGAAGCACATCACAAAGCGGCCGGAACAAAGGTTCCAGTCACTCGGGATGCTGGAATTTGATGTGCGGTCAGCTCCCTGAGCGGATCCCAGAATAGTACCTCCTCCTGATTTTCAAACCACCGGACCAATGCCCACCACACGCGAAACCGTCCTTTCCGCGCTGCACACGCTGCTCGGGACGCTGCCCGCCACCGCGCTGCGGGGCGAGGTGCTGCCCGAGCGGGTGCCGTCGGGCGGGCTGCTGATCCTCCGCGACGGCGAGCCGAGGGATCCCGAGGTCACGCTCTCGCCGCTGCGCTACCACTACCAGCACCGGGCGGAGATCGAGGCGGTGCTGCAGGGCACGGGGCGCGACGCGGCCTTCGACACCCTCTGCGCCAGCGTCGGCGCGGCGCTTGCTGCCGACCGCACGCTGGGCGGTCTCTGCGACTGGGTCCAGGCCGAAGCGCCGCGCCCGGTGGATCTGGCCGTGGAGGGTGCTGCCAGCCTGAAGGCCGTCTTTATCCCGGTTGTCCTCCACTATTCCACGGCCGACCCGTTGGCCTGACCCCACCTGACACAGGAGATCACGATGGCACGCGCCCATGGGGCGCGGGCGCAGATGGCGCTTGCGTTCGAGACCGTCTATGGCACGGCGCCCGCCTCGGGCTACCGCACGGTACCCTTCGCCAGCGGCACGTTCGGCGCGGAGCAACCGCTCATCAACAGCGAACTGCTGGGCTACGGGCGCGATCCGCTGGCCCCGATCAAGGACGCGGTCACCGCGGATGGCGATGTGGTGGTGCCGATCGATGTGGAGGCCTTCGGCTTCTGGCTGAAGACGGCCTTCGGCGTCCCGACCACGACGGGGACCACGCCCAAGACCCACACCTTCCAGTCGGGCAACTGGACGCTGCCCTCCACGGCCATCGAAGTTGCCATGCCGGAGGTGCCGCGCTATGCGATGTACACGGGCTGCGTCTGCGACCAGCTCTCCTGGCAGATGCAGCGCTCGGGGCTGCTGACCGCGACGGCGCGGCTGGTGGCCCAGGGCGAGAGCGTCGCTGGCACGTCGGGTGCGGGCACGCCCACCTCGCTGGCCCTGCAGCGGTTCGGGCATTTCAACGGGGCGATCACGCGCAACGGCACGGCGCTGGGCAATGTCGTTTCGGCGGAGGTCACCTACTCGAACGGTATCGACCGGATCGAGACCATTCGCAACGATGGCAAGATTGACGGGGCTGACCCCGGCATGGCGTCGCTGACGGGGCGGATCGAGGTGCGCTTCGCCGACATGACGCTGGTCACGCAGGCCATCGATGGCGATCCCTGCGAGCTCGAGTTCTCGTGGAGTCTCGGGACGGATGCGAGCCTCACCTTCACCGCGCACGCGGTCTATCTGCCGCGGCCGCGGATCGAGATTTCGGGGCCGCAGGGTATTCAGGCCACCTTCGACTGGCAGGCGGCCAAGGCCGTGAGCCCCGCCCGCATGTGCACCGCCGTTCTTGTCAACAGTGTCGCAAGCTACTGAGGACGGCATGCTGACCCTCGATCTCACGAACGCGCCGCAGTGGTGCGACCTCATCCCCGGCGTGCGTGTGAAGCTGCGGCCGCTGACCACCGCGCTGATGGTGGCGGCGCGTGGCGACCCGGCGATTGCCGACCTGCCCGAGGGGGCCGCGACCGAGGAAGCCGCGCTCGCCATGGCCAAGGCGCTGGCGCGGCGCGCGATCCTCGCATGGGAGGGGATCGGCGACGCGGACGGCAATCCCATCGCGCCGCGCCCCGAGGCCATCGACGCGCTCCTCGACCTCTGGCCTGCCTTCGAGGCGTTCCAGACCCTGTACGTCGCCAAGGCCCTCCTGCTGGACGCGGAAAAAAACGGCTCTGCGCCCTTGCCGAGTGGCACTTTGGCGGGGGCGACAGCTACTGCGCAGCCTGCGTCGGCCCCTGCGCCGACTGCCCTGCCCGGCTGAACCAGCCGCTGACGCTGGAGGGCGCGCAGGTCTGGGACCTGGCGCAGCGTCTTGGCGGGCAGATGCGCGTCGTCCCCGGCGCGGTGATCGGCTGGGACATGGGCGCAGCGCTGGCCTTGGGCGCGGCCCTCGGTATTTCCCCGACCGCCATCGCCGAACTGCTGCCCGCCCTCGAGGCGGTGATGGTGCGCAAGATCAATGAACAGATCGCGGCCAGCCGCGACTGACCCTCTCTGGAGCCCCGATCCCATGGCCGAGAAGATGGGGTGGATGCCGCGCTCCCCCAACGGCATCGCAATGTGCCAAGCTTGTGATGTCAAAGCACAAGACGGGACAGGAGACGGCATCCATGGAAGAAGTTGCCATCATCGGCATTGATCTGGCAAAGAACGTGTTCCAGCTGCACGGCGCCGCGGCGGACGGGCGGCCCGTATTTCGGAAGAAGCTCTCGCGTCTGCAGTTCCGGCGGTTCATGGCAGCGCAGCCGCCGCGCACGGTGGCGATGGAAGCCTGTCCGGGCTGCCATTACCGGGCGCGGGAGATGGCGGAGCTGGGGCACACCGTGAAGGTGATCTCGCCGCAATACGTCACGCCCTACGTCAAGCGGCAGAGAACGACGCGGCTGACGCCGAGGCGATCGCCGAGGCTGCGACGCGCCCGCACATGCGCTTTGTCAAGCCCAAGAGCGCCGAACAACAGGGCCCGCGCCGTGGTGTTTCGCGTCCGCCAGAAAGTGATCGCGCAGCGGATCGAACTGGTGAACGCCCTGCGCTCGCATCTCCATGAGTTCGGCTACATCGCACCGGTCGGCCTGCAGCATCTGCCGAAGCTGGTCGCGGTGCTGCAGGACGAGACCAGCGATCTGCCCGGGCCCGCGCGGATCGCATGCCGCGGCATCCTGCGCCAGATCAAGAACCTCGGCGACGAGATCGCCGCGCTCGACGCCCAGATCGCCGAGCTGTCGAAGGAAAGCCGCGGGGCCAGGCTGTTGCAGACCATGCCCGGGGTCGGTCCGATCACCGCGATGGCGATCGAGGCCTTTGCGCCGCCCATGGGGACCTTCCGGCGCGGGCGCGACTTCGCCGCCTGGCTCGGCCTTGTGCCACGACAGAGCTCGTCCGGTGGCAAGGCGCGGCTGGGCAAGGTGTCGAAGGCCGGCCAGCATGACATCCGGCGATTGCTGGTCGTCGGCGCCATGGCCGCGATGGTGGGCGCCTGCCGGCGCGGCATCCCCGAGGACACATGGCTGGGCAAGATGATGCTCAGAAAGCCGCGCATTCTCGTGGCCATCGCGCTCGCCAACAAGATGGCCCGCGTTCGCCCCTCTCTCGAACCGGTGGCGTTCGGGGCTCACTCTGGGCGATGCTGACGAAAGGCGAGAGTTACCGGGATCCGGCCCTGGCGGCGGCGTGACACCGCTGCCGGTCAGCCGGATATCGGGGGTGTGAGAAAGGCATGAGCCGAATGGACGACTGATCGACCGGATCGGGGCAGAAAACCAGCGAGACGCGTAGGGCTTCGAGCCCGGCGAGAAGTCTTGGACCCGGCCTGCGAACCACCATCCCGGCCCGCGGCGCATGTGAAGAGCCGCAATCCGAGGCCTGACACAAGCGCGCCCTCGATCACACGTTCACGAGGTTCACGATGTCCTTGCATTCCGCGCGGCATCCACACAAGCCGTCTCGATCACCGCCGCCAGCTTGTCCTCGGAGGTCCAGCCCTCCGGTCCGGCTTTCGCATCGGGCAGGAACTGCCCCCTGGCCCGCGCCTCGGCCCGCCATTTGGCAAGCGTGCCCGTGCCGATCCCCTCTTCCCTGCCCAATTGGCCCAGGGGCTTGTTGGTCGGTGGCAGCATCTTCGCCAGCACCGCCGCTCTCCGTCCAGGTGAGTAACCCAAATCGTCGTCCTGTCCCGCCCGCCTCACGATACACTTTCAGTATCAAAGCAGGCGACAACTTCCCTGACAGAGGGGGCGGGGCAGCATCCCGGATCGGCCTGCGTCAGGCCGTC